AATCTGTGCAGCAGAAGGTTGACCTGTAAATGTTACAATCTTTGCATCCCTAGCACCAGCTAATAAGAACTTACCGCCAGTAAATAGACGTGAGTCAAATGATGTCGTGATTGTGTCCATGTTGCCATATAAGTCCATGCCTTCTAGCGTTGCACCAGCAGTAGCAGAAGATGCTACATAGTTTACGTCTGTAGAACCATAAGACCACTTTTGCACTTGCCAGTTATAGATAATCAACTGTCTATCACCGAATGTGTTTAAGAAGTTCCATACGACAATCTTACGGAATGGATCAACTGTCGCTGACATACCACTTAGAGCAGATGGGTTAGCGTTAGCAAAGAACCAGCGATCTACCTTTTCGTTACCAATTGGTGAGACTACAGAACCATCGCATGAGTAAAAACCTTCTTCACCTAAGAAGAAAGTTAGGTTTCCGTACTTGGCAATTGAGTTACCCTCAACGCATCCAAGACCACGAGCGATCGTGTCAAACTGGAAGAATAGTGGTGAGCCAATGTATGACATACGTACTACTGCACGTTCTAGTAGGATTAATCCTGTTTCACCACCTGTGATACCAGTAATGTTACCGCCATCAGGGATAATCTGATAATCAGATTGTGATGCTGCCCCAGAAGTCCAGTTAGTTTCATCATTGATGTTAGACCATTGAACCTTGTTAGCATTAGTGCCAGAGTCTAAGTTAGCAGCGACAACAAAATCACGCACTACTGTGACATATTTAGCAATAGGTGCAGCAGCAGCTAAGTCAGCAAATAATGAACTTGAGCCAAGTGTGAATGACTGTAGCTTATCTCTATCGTTAGCAGCAATTACTGTATCACCGAATTGTGTAAATTTCCATCGTTCTACGTTGGTATAGTTGCCAGACTTAGATACGTTATTTAATCCTAGTGTAGAACCATCAAGTCTAAATAACTTGGTAGTACCACCAGCAAATACGTTTGTAGTTGAACTGAACTTACCAGCGAATACGTTATTAAGGTTTTCAGTAGCAGAGCCAGAATAATCTACAGCCAATGGCATAGGAATAAATCCTACGGCAGCAGGAACTACGTTTTTAGCAACGGACAAGTTCTCAACGACTGAAGGTTGATCTGGTGTCCACTCTGTAAAAGTTACACGCTGTGTAGCCATATTAAATATTACCGATAACTAAATAGTTTACTGTAGGATTACCACCGCCATAAGGACTTGAGCCTGCTACTGATAGTGATGTAGTTGTTAGTGAATTTACACCAATTGCTGCACCATAAAATACACCTGTAGAACCAAAACCTAGAATTGCTTGATATACATTAGTAAATGTTATTGGTAGTGTTGTTGAACCAGAGATTGTATAAAAGTTATTATTGCTACCACCAGAGTTACTTGTTGACATTGATCCCCAAGCAATTGTTAATCCATTAGAAAACTTTGTGTAGCCACTTGCGCCTAAAGAACCAATAACTGCTGGAAGTGCTTGCGAAATCCAATCAGTACCATTTGATGTTAGTACGTTACCAGATGTGCTAGGTGCTACAAATGTAGGAGCTGAAGTTCCATTACCGATAATAACGCTTTTTGCTGTCAATGTTGCAAGGCTTGTACCACCATTAGTTACAGGATTGACTCCAGTAATACTTGCAGCAGTTCCGCTTGTATTACCTGTAACGTTACCAGTTACATTACCAGTTAAGTTCGCTGTAATTCCAGCAGGAGCAGTTACTGCACCAGTTAGTGTAGAAGTTCCAGTAACAGATAAGTTACCACCAACAACTTGACTATCACCATCTGCACCAGTAATCATGTCTTTAACTTGAGCCATCATCTCACGGATAGCGTTATTAATCCCACTAGGCGCACAACCTTCAGCAATGTCGATTGATCCAATATCAGTATTATTAGCTGGATTAGATGACCACTCACTTATCTTATTTTTACTCATAATGCCCTCGCAAATTCTTTGTGATATTTATTTCTTACTTCAATAGAAACCAACTCTGCAAATTCTAAATTATCAAAATATCCAATATGTTTAACTTTCTCATTTAATCCAATTTGAACATGATATTTTTCAATTTTTTTATTCCAACAAACACCTTTTATTCCTAATTTATTATTTTTATTTATTTTTCTATTTTGCATATTTTGATTTCTATTACACAATCTTAAATTGCTTATAGCATTATTATTAGGATTTCCATCAATATGATCTATATGCTGATCGGGTAACTCCCCATTAACATATAGCCATGCTAATTTATGACCTCTATAATGTTTATTATTAAAATTAAATCTTACATATCCATTTTTTTGAATATATCCAGCATTTTTACCATTTTTTACCCATGTAAATTTTCCAGTATTTTCATTATAATTTAATATTGATTTTAAATATTCTTGATTCAAAATATTTCCTTTATACCCAATTATTAGTAGTTACTGGTACGTCTGTCCATGTGTTTGAATTTGTAGCTACATTATCCCATGTATTAGTATTAATACTTGCATTAGTCCATGTATTTGCGACTACTGGAGTATCTGTCCAAGTGTAGTCATTTATTGTATCAACATACCAGCCAATCAGACCATATGATTCTGAAAGTGATGTAGATTCTGAAATTGCTATATTAAAATTACAATATGCTATATTAGTATCTGCTATTGTAACTATTTCATTAGTAATAAGATTATATACAAAATTTGCAAAAATAGTATCACTTAATGTCATTACTTCATTTGATGTTACATAAAATGCAAAAGCTGCAAGTTCAGTATCTGTTAAAGTAATTGATTCTGAAGTTGCAACACCAAATCCAGCAATAACACTTTCTAAATCAGTAAGTTTTTGAACTTCTACAGACATTACTTTCCAATTTGCATTTACAGATTCTGTATCGTTCAATGACATAGACTCTAATCTTGTTGCAAAAGTTGAGTAGTTACTAGCATTTATATCTGTTACAGTAATTAAATCAACAGAAGATGAACTAAAGTTTGCTATTGCAGATTCAGACTCGCTAGCAGATCCTGATTCAGTAATTGTTGTTGAAATTGGAGCTACAGCAATTTCTGTTTCAGTTGCTGTAGCTGTTTCAGTGATTGCTAAAGTTGCAACGAACCCACCAAGCTCTGTTTCAATAGCTGTAACTGTTTCAGTTATAGTTGAAGTTTTATTTACAGCACCTAGTTCAGATTCAGTTGCTGTACCTGCTTCAGTGATAGCTACGTTGGAAGTAAAATTTGTGTTTTCTGTTTCTGTCGCTGCGCCTGTTTCTGCTGTGCTAACAGTTAAGTTTAATCTGCTTATTTCACTTTCAGTTGCTGTAGCTGTTTCAGTAATTGTTTTGCTAGATACGTTTCCAGCTGTTTGAGTTTCTGTAGCTGTGCCTGTTTCTGTAATCGCAGCGACATTTATTTCTATGGCAGTTTGGGCTTCAATCGCAGTTACTGATTCAGTGATTGCAGCGCCAGGTGATGTAGTTGAAGTTGATGAATCAAGTGCTGTTACTGATTCTGTGATTGTTTCAGTAAAAGTAGTGCCTAGTGGATATATAACTTGTAACGCACCCCAAGTTCTAGCTGTACCTAATGTTGGGTTATACGTTAATGACGTTACGCCTGTTACGATGTCATATCCGCTAGATATTGTAGTATTGGTTGTTGCACTGCCGCCTGTTGTGCCTATACGGATTGCATTATTCCACCCAGTAGCTTGAGTAAATGTATCACCTGAAGGACCATTTGCTCCAACAATACCAATACCGAGATAACTGTTAGTGCTAGTTAAACCTGAAACAGTAACAGATGGCGTAGTGTTAGATGCTCCACCAGAGTTATTAGCATTGGACAATATAAAATTATTGTTTAATGGGATACCAACTAACATTAAAGACATTAAGTTAGCTGTCCCTAATGAAATTTGAAGTCGACCTGTTACAACTCCTGTAGATGTATTGTCTAGTTCAATAGCCCATATATTACCAGCGCCAGTAGATATAGAATTAATGTTAGTGGACGTAACGTTGGCATTACCAGTACTTATTGTAGGCATAGCTGAGCCTGCATTAGACTGATACGAGGCTACTATTCTGTGACTAGGATTAAAGTTTCTATAATCCGCAAATAAAATTGTAGATGCTTTACTCGAAAGTGATCCAACAAAATAAGGAGTCACATTGTCAACAAGAACTATACTAACTGCCTGACCTGCAGTAGATACCCCATAGGTCAATGTTCTTGCTGTAGTATTTGCAGTAGTTACATTACTCTCATATCCAATATATGCGCCAGGAATTGCTGTGGTAGAGTTAGCAGATGCGCCTGTTGTTAAACCAGTGGGTGCAGTAATTGTGGTATTAGTCGCCCTAAACGTCCAAAAATCTAATACTGTATATGATGTACCTGTGACATAGGTAATTGCGGTTGTAGCTAAACTTGTGGCAGTTGCTGTAGCTGTTGTTGCTAATGCAGGGTACGCTTGTTGAGCACCTCTAACAATAATATACGATAGCCTAGCCGCAGTAGCTGTACTAAACGAGGAAAACGATACTGCAGTATCAGTAGATGTTGCTATACCCCAATATAATAACCCTGTGGTAACGGTGCTTCCGTATATATTAGTACTATAATTACCTGGAATTGCAAATCCAGTAGATACTTGAGTTTGAAAACTTAAATATACATGGTCGCCAGCCTGCGCTGCAGTTGCAAAAACTATAGTTATGCTTGTACTGCCAGCGGGTACAGATGTAGTGCCTGAAGCTACAATTGATATGGGCATTATCTAGCCTAATGATATATTTAACGGATAGGAAATAGCCACCACATATAATGCAGTGACTATGTTATACACCATTATACTACGCAACTACTAACTGGTCTTCTGAGAAGTAGCGTTCTTGTTCCACGCCATCGTTATCATCATACTTAACTTTATATGTAATCACCAAAGCAATTTCATCTAAAGTTGCTCCTGTTACTACACCTGATAATAGGGTATGTTTAATAGTTACTGCATCATCAATTTTTAAAGCCATTTTAATCTCCTATTACACAGATGCTGTGTATGTTACGTTTAATGTATCACCAGATGATACTGATTTGTTGCCACCAGTAAAGCTACCTGCTGAATACATAATTCCTGAAGTGCCTGTGTTTATGTTAGCTAATAAACAACCTGCAACTACGTTAGTTGCAATGATAGGAAATGATGTTGAAGTTGATGATTTAGAACCTGCAGAAGCTGCTGACCAACCTACAGTGATACGGTTCCCTGTGTATGCTGTACCTGCTGCTAATTCAACCCAACCTGCGTGTGTTGCTAATGTGTCTGTCGCTGCGTATGTTGGAGTTGTATTACCACTTACTAAACCCATATACCAAACTGCTGTATAAGCAGAGCCTGAAAAATATTTATCTAGCAAATCATTTTTACCTACTGTAACTACTAAGTTTTTAATAGAATCAGACCATTTAAGGTTGCCTTCTGAATCGTAACATTCAGCATAGTATGTGCCTGTAGCTGATAATGATTCTGACTGAATAGATGTCTTTGTTATGTTGCTTGCTGAATTATCAATCGCATTTAATTTTTCAATTTCTGAATATCCCATTTTAATTTCCTTATGTATTAGGCTGCTGTTGCTGTATATGTAACATTTAAAGTGTCACCAGAAGTAACTGATTTTGAGCCAGCAGTAAAGTCACCAGCACTAAACAATGTACCAGTTGTATCATCTTTAGTAGCAGAGCCACCAATGTTGATAAAACAACCAGCAACTGTACCAGAACCTGACATTGTGAATACTACTGCAGAAGATGTTGCTTTAGCACCAGCACTAGCAGCAGAGAATGAAGGCGTAGGGCGAGAACCTGTATATGTTGGAGCATTAGTACCACCAACTTCTAACCATCCAGCGTGCGAGGCTTGTGTGTCACCTACTACTGCTGTGCCTGTACCCTTTAGACCCATCACAATAGCACCACCAGCAGTATTACCTAGCACAGTATCCATTGTTTTGTTCTTGCCAACTGTAGTCACTAAGTTATGGATGTCATCTTTCCATTTTAATGCGCCATCAGCACCATGACACTCAACTTCATAGTAACCAGAAATTGATGTTACATCATCATGTGTAGCGTTACGAGTTACAGATGCTGTTGATATATCTTCCATATTTACTTTTTCTTTAAAAGACATAATTTATTCCTTATCTATACGATGTTGTAATTGAAAGTGGTGAACCACCATACTCGCCTTGGTCATCACTTACTGTTAATGCAGAAAGACCACGATCATATAACTGCGCCCATGTTGCTAGACGAGAATCGTTCATTAAATACGGCTCTGCTTCACCTAGAGATGCGTATAGCAATAAGTCAGGACACACAGTCATGAAAGTATTAGATGAAACAGTTGAGCTTAAGAATGGTGGTGTAGCGTAGTACAGCATCTGCAATGTATAAGTTGAATCTGGTATTGGTGCGAACTGGAACTCTTGAGAGAGGACAGTATATTGTCTAGGCAAGCCACTAACAGTTGACCATGTATTACGATAGAAGTTACTTGGTGATACATACTCTATCGTTTGAATTGGGTTTGTATTGATATGCAAGTCACGCATCTGTAAGTAGTCAGATGGTAGCTCTACTGTGCTGTCGTTAGCTACAGTAGTTGTAGTTGCAACCTTCAACATTTGACGGATACGGAGTTCTCTGCGTAAACGTAATTCAGCCTTCTGAATGAAGTTAGGGATTTGTGCAGTTAAATCAGTACGAGCCAAGTAACTGGCAATCTCACTCTGAAGTTCTGAATATGTTGTAATCGCCATTATACTTTACCCATTCGTGTTCTGAATACTTGATTATCGGGATTATTTAGGAAAGCCTTAAAGCGATCCATGTCTAGCACTTGAAAGCCACGAGTGATACCTTGTTTTTCTAATTCTGCGAACACTACAAGTGGAATTGATGCTACTTTGTTCTTGTGTGAGAAAGCATTATTGCCATCCCATCCTTTGCGATCCATTGATTGATTGTATAAAGCCTTGTTATGCTCAATAATCGCACTAATGTCTTGCTTTTGTTCAATGATTAACTGATCACCGCTATCAATAAACGATGTCGTTGTGTTTCCATTATTAATTGATTTTGTCATAGTAGAAGGGAGAGCCGAAGCTCCCCCTATCCTCAATACTAGGTCAAGTCAGCAATGATGCCGTGTGCAGCTTGGTTCTTAACTTCTAGTGTGTATTCTACTAAAAGCTCAGTATTTTCGCTGTCACCTGTCTTAGCCAATTCTAATGTTTGGAATGGGCGTAGGTAAGCAACTGCTGCCATTTCTGGATCAAGCAAGAAAGCGCAATCATCATTGTCTGCGTTAGGGATGAAACGATCTGGTACGATTTGGATAATACCAAAGTCAGATATATATACATCAGCAGCAGCGATAACTTGAGCTTGCATGTTTGCTGGAACGTCACGGTAACGAGTAGCAATACCTGTGAATGTTGATGCAACTACTTTTTGTGCTGGAGTAACCAACAACATAGTAGGT